TTGTCGTCCATCATATACACCAACGACCTTTTACCAGGGTCGCAACCAACAATATTACGAGGTGCTACTTCTTTGAGTTGTTCTGTGGATAAATCTTCTATGTTATGAAAATCTTGTGCTGGTAAAGTAGGAACTCTTGAACCCCATTTCTTATCTTTAAAATCCTTACGAATAAACAATAAGGAACAACTAATTCCATCTGTTTGGAGTTGATGATGAAACTGATAATGTTTGCTTTTGAATGTTTTATGTTGTAAGTTCAACAGATTATTCCATACATCGTATTGATACACCTTGATATTTTTGTGCATCTCTCCCTTCTTTGTTCCTTCTTTATTATTCGCAGGACAGAATAAACTAATGATACATGCTGTATCCAAAATGATATGCTTGGGAATAATATTATTGCGGAGTGGTAAAGGTTGGAATAATTTATGGTCTTCCTTTTCTAATACGGCATTCATATACAACATACCTTTCAAATAATCAAATGGTTTCACTTTTACATCATAATGAACGGACTTCTTTATGTCTGTAGGAATAATATTCGGTAAATGAGTGGTTTTCCATTCATCAAACATAGGGTCTGTTTCCTCATTACATTCCAATACGAGTTTCTTGAACTTGAAAAGGATTGCTTTATCTTCTGTTATGTTCACAGTGGTTTTATTGATAAACCGAAGAAAATGCTGAATAAATCGTTCTTGGGTATTGTTGGATAAGGAAGTATGTAGTTGCGTTGCCAAATAAGGTAATAAAAAAGTAGTATTCCTTAGTTGTGTTTTCGTATGGTTCAGTAAAGGTTGATACTCAGTATCATAAAACTCTTGTAGTGTTTCTAAAAGTTCTGTATCTTTACTTTTTGCTCCTTGATTGCTTCTTATTCCTAATGTTTTGATACAATACAAAATAAACTTCTCATTTATTTCAGGTAAATGTTTATTGTTGTTATAACATTTCAATACATACAACCTGATAAACTGGTAGGAGTGTATCATCAAATCATTCATTTCAAAAACCAAATTAGTTATAACTGGTTGGACTTCTTTATGGTTATGTAATACAGATTTGAGTGTGGTTTTGATAGTAGTGTAAGCAGATTTCTCTGTGGAACGGAACTGTTGGAATGTTTCCTTCTTTTTCTTTTTCCCCATTCTATATACTTACTAAGTATATTATTTTTTAAATGGTTTTCTTAATATAATCATTTATTCCTAAATATTCTCATCATTCTGTTTTTCGTCCATTTCTTTTTTGAGTTTTTCTTTTCTTCGTAAATATGTTCGTTGGTTATATAATTTAACCTGCTCTGGGGTAGATTTATAATTTGTATTTTTCTTATAATTAGCATTTCGTTCCTTAATGACATGTTTATTTTTTTCATAGTATTCATTTTTATAGGAAGGTGCTGTATATTTTTTGAGATGCTCTTTGGTTGCTTGTAGTTCCTGTTTTAGTTTAGCATTTTCTTCTAATATTTCTTTTATTTTTTCTTCATTATCCATTACGATACTATATATAATAAAAAATATTTATATAATTTTTATTATAATTGTTAGACGATTTTGTCCCATTTTAAATCTTCAATGGTGTATAGTCAATGTTGGATTTAGACACATTTTTTTAGAAGGAAATACTTGTCCTGACATACACTTTGAATCGTCATCGACCATTATACATCCACGGCGATCGGCTACTTCTCCAACTAAGCACCATCCAATTTTATTATTAGAAATTGGTCTTTGGATCGGATTAGTAGTAGTATCATTGTCGGGGTCATTTATTGTTTTTGTTTTAGCAATATTCAATGCATTGTCTAGTTCTGTTGTATCTATACCTCCTTTACTTGCGGATATTAGAAGGTTTCCAAGATTCTGTGCTGTACCTTCTGCTACATCTATTCCTACCTTGGTTGTATCTGATACGACTTCCGATGTAGCATTAATCACTGTTCCAATAGTGTATCCAAACAACGATAATACGGATGTTACTATCGGTGTAAATATTGAAATTATTGCCTTTATAATATTACTAATATAGTCCAATATGTTTACTCCTAACAATGAAAACAATAAGAGAATCCCCAATACAATAATAATAATATTCTTTCCGCTAAATGATTCAGAATTTGACTGTATTGGACTCGGTTCTAAAGTTATATATTTTGGTTGAATATTTTCCATTGGTGTATACATTTTTATAATATTTTTATTCGTTTACAATATCGTTTTTTTGTATGTGTTTATATTAAAAACTTATGAGTGCCTTTAATTTTATAGAGTCTTTCTTTTTACTGAGTTTAGGAATCACGTTCGTTTTGATTGTTCTCCTCGTATATCATTTCAAACAACGATTAAGTTCCATGGAACAGAAATGCGATACGATGTTTGATATCGTTCAAAATTTAGTTAAAGAACTCAAGATAGTGAAAAATACATGTCAAGGGCAGTCTCTTTCAGTGGGTCCAGCGTCTTGTATGATTCCGCCATTCGCTGCTTTTCAAAATGCAACTCATCACTGGGATGAAGGTGATGACGAAGACGAGAGCGAAGACGAGAACGAAGATAATAGCGAAGACGAGAACGAAGATAATAGCGATGACGATAAATCAGTAAAAATTATAAATATGGAGTTAGGTAACAAAATTGAGATGATTGAAACAAATTCCGAATCTGAATCAGAATCAGAAACGGTTATTGAATTAAATGTTGGTTCTGATGTGCCAATAATACATAAAATAGATGATACTCCGACAGTTGATTACAAAAAAACAAGTGTTGTTGAGCTAAAGCGCATTGTCACTTCAAAAGGTCTCACTGCTAACGCATATAAACTTACAAAACCAGAATTACTTGATTTATTAGAAAAATAAAATTTGCTATTGTAATGTATAGATACAATGGAACGTCAATATGCAACCTATGATAATACTTTAGTATTACAGCCAATTGTGCCAAAATCTACATTAGAACCAGGTTTGAATAGTAAATTACTTAGAATCAACAATATTACAACGAACTCCGAATATCGCAAATATATGATATCAAAAGCTGATGTTATTCGCGAACGAAACACAAAAAATAGCATATAAATACATATAGATATATAATCTATATTTATGAGTATTATTAGTTTTGACATAGGTATCAAGAATATGGCATATTGTGTGTTTGATGCAAGTGGTTCGATAATTGATTGGAATTTAGTTAATTTGATGGACAGAGAACCTATTATACAAACATGTACTATATTAAATACACCAAAAAATAAAAAGACAGTTACAGTTGTATGTGGAAAAAAAGCCAGATATGAAAAAAATGGTTGTTGTTATTGTCAGATTCACGCCAAATCCTCTAGTTTTTTTATTCCAGATAAGATATGTTCTCCGAGTTCCATTAAAAAACTTAAAATAGATGAGCTACGTAAACTTGCTGTAGTCAGGTCTATTAGTATTATAGATACTGATACTAAACCGATTATTGTAACAAAAATAAATGCATTTTTTAATTATAATAATCTAGTGCCTATTATAAATAAAAAAACGAATGCTGGTACCGTGGATTTAGTATCTATTGGGCGTAATATGAAGAAAGAATTCCAAAAAATACTATCATTCAATGATCCAAAACATGTTATTGTGGAGAACCAAATATCACCTATTGCAACCCGAATGAAATCTATTCAGGGTATGTTAGCGCAATATTTTATTATGCAAAGTGATGATATTAATATAGAATTCTTATCCTCTGCTGGTAAATTAAAAGGACTTGAGAAACAAAATGAGAACATAGATTCTGAATACCAACAACACAAAAAAGACGCAGTTTTCTATTGTCATCGATTCTTAGAGATGGAACAATATTCTATATGGAAAGGAGTTTTAGATACAAAAAAAAAAGATGATTTAGCTGATTGTTTTTTACAAGGAATTCAATGGATGAAACGGAAAAATATAATATCATTCGCGTAGAACTTAAACATAATTTATGTATAGTAATAATAAAATGGAGGTGATTGATTTGAACCTAGATAACATAGCCCCGATCTCAATTAATGTTGAAGAAAATAAAAAAACAAATTTTGGATCTGGTATTGAATTCCTAATGAATGATAAGATGAAAAGTTCATCCATGTCCACTAATATTAATTTAGGAGAACTTGATAAATTAGAGGACGAACTAAATGAACTGTCGTCAATGAATATACCATCCGAAAATAAATCAATATTTAACTTTAGTAAAAGCGATTCACAAACTGATTCCAAACTAGGAGGTGCAACCCTCGATAGTATAGGTAACACCAAGACGTGGGATGGGTTCTCTAAATTAAATGAGGTTCCTCTTGGAGATGGAAATAGAAGTGGAAGTGGAAGTGGAGATGGAATGGGATTAAACGAACGCGAAAAACGTCGTAAGAAACGTAATATGATTAAGAACTTGGAACATTGGCATGAGAAAGGTATCATTAAGAATGTTTCGCGTTTCACGATGGATTCAAGTTATGATGAAGTAGAGGACGAATATGAAGGTGCGCTCGAAGATAAACGCAAACGCGACGCAGTGAAAATGCAACGAAATTGGATGATTACAGCAATTAACACTATTGAATATGGGAATTCAATGTTCGATCCATTTGGCATATCACTTGATGGTTGGGGAGAGTCTATCAGTGAGGATATTGATAGTTATGACGAGATTTTTGAACAACTCCATGATAAATACAAAGGTGGTAAAATGAGTCCAGAATTAAGTATTTTAATGCGCCTTGGATTCAGCGCCAGTGTAGTGCATTTTAGTAACAAGGCGCTTTCAACTGCTACACCGGGGTTTAATGATGTTATCCGTCAGTCTCCAGAACTCATGCGGATGTTTACAAATGCAACGGTTGATTCAATGAAACAATCGTCTCCGGGTATGGCATTTGCGAGTGAACTATTAAACAATAATAAACCAACCACAATGAATCAACCTCCTCCTGTGCCAATGGAAACTCGAAATTTTGCAGCACCTCTACCGAGTGAACGTCCAGGAAATCAATTCATGCAGAATCGTCCAGATATAGATGCTGGACGTGGATCACAACCCCAATCTACTCGCCCTGAAATGACTGGTCCACGAAACATGGACATTGATAATATTTTATCGGGATTGAAGACAAAAAAAGTCGATATTTCAAATGATGATGACTCTGTTATCAGCATTGCAAGTTTGAATGATATGAATGGTTCAACCATGCCAAGAAAATCAACGAAACGTCGTAATAAATCTGACAAAAATATAATTTCATTGGATATTTAGATCGTTCAAATATCTCCTTCAATATTCAATAAGTAATCGCGTAGTATATACTTTTGAGTGTATTTCCTTATTTTTTTCAAACTGATCTGGTTCCTTATTACTTATATATTTATACATAACCAATAATAACACTAGGCATAGTGCTATTATTGCGACGACAATAATTATCTGGAACATTTTTATTGGATACTATATATATATAAAATCCAATAAAATACAATCAATTTTTATCTCTTGCGTGATTTTCCACCACGTAATGACATTTTTTTCTTCATCGTCTTACCTTTTCTTTTTTTTTTGTGCATTCCTGTAACACCAGCTGTATGCATAGTCTTCCAAGCGTCGTATTTTGGTCTGACATGACGAGACAATTCCATTGGAGGAATACTCTTGTTCTCTGCCTTGAGTCTTTCTTCAGCTAAAAATTCCATCCACGGATTACCCATTCTATAATATATACTATAAGTATATTTATTTTCAAATCAATGTCATTTCATGCAATACATATGCTAAAGGCTCAATCCTAAAGTTTGAATCGGTACTTTATATTATATATTACTGCCTATATAAACACATATTCGTATATAACTATTATCATGGACGACACATTCCTTACAATCACCTTTTATTTGATGTATTTATACACAGTTATCCAACTATATCTCTATTCAATATGGATTTATTGTTTCGAAAATAGCACTATAGTTGAATTATGTCGCTCGTTAATATTCAAATTTAATTCACTTATTTATACTTATAAAATAGAACCAAACTACCCGTATATTTGTATATGTGGAGATAAAAACGAAACTTATATGAATCTGGAACCAATATCTCAGACTGAAATAGCAAGCACATTAAATACCATCGCTTCCGGTCTAAATAAAATTTATGATTTGATTATCCTGCGAAATAACGACCAA